GACATAGCCGCGCATGGCAGCCTGGGCGCCCAGGACGAACGAATAGCCGAAGGGAACTCCGTAGCTGTTCGTCTCGATAACGATGGAGCCCGAGGGATGAACCTCGGTCAGCTTGCCCAGCACCCACGGACCCACGTTGTAGGTCACGTTGCCAACGGTGAGCGCACGAATGCCCGCAGCGGCAGAGCCGAGGCGCGCAGTCATGGTGAGCTTGTTGCCGTCGTTCAGGGTGAACTGGTAGAAGCCCATCTTGCCAGCGTCCGCACCGGTGACGTTGTAGATGAGGCAATACCGCACGGTGGCGGCGCCGCCCCAGTCCAGGGTGAGATCAAGCGGGCGCGCCGGTCCCGAGGTAATCGTGCCGTCAGCAAACTTGTACTGATAGTTGCTGAAGTGCTCGAAATACTTCGGAGCGGTGAGGTTGGCCAGGACGTTATCCGGACCGCCGCCCGTGATGTCCACGGCAGCGGTGCCCGCTGCAATGTCCTTGCCCAGGATGGCCTTCGGATTGAGGGCGGAACCGATGGCGCCGCGTCCGTCGTGATCCAGAGGATTCCACTCGCGGATAACATGGCCGTCGATGCGCTGATAGGCACCACGGAAGATGACGTTATCATCCCCGCGCACGCCTGCCTCGCGTTGAGCCTGCTTCCAGTCGTCTGCCGTTTTCAGGCTGACGAGTGCCTCGCCGGTCGCCAGGACGATATAGCCCTTGATGGGGTTCTTATCGACCGTCTTGCCGAAGAGTGCGGGAAGCCCGCCCATGGTCTTGAGCTGTTGGCCCCAGCCGATGACACCGTTCATCGTGATCACGTCCACGCTCTTGAGCGAGTGATAGTCCACCTTGGGACCGGCAGACACGTCGGCGATGACTAGCGAGGTGGCATGCAGCCTGTGCCGAAGCATCATGCTCATGTCTTTGGTCTTCTTGCGTCCCATCCAGGCGCCGAGCGCCTCGGGAACGAAGTCGGCAATCTCGGACTTCATGGCCGTGAAGTCTTCCGTCCGCTGGTTGCGGCGCGTCATGTGACGGATGTAATCCACCGTCATCTGGTACGCGCCTACGCGCCAGGGCTCGCCGTCGTCTCCGATCAGCGTATCTCCACGAACGCCGTCGTAGTAGAGTCCGCTAATGGTGCGGAAGTTGATCGTCTGACCGCCATCTTTATTGAAGTCGGTCTCGACACGAATAGGGCTTTGCATGCCCTTCCCCTCAAACTCCTCGAAGAAATCTTCGCCTTGTTCGGAGAGGTCCGCCCCCTTCTTCCACATCTGTGGAAGAAATTCGACGGGTACGGTCTGCGCCTGAAGTTGGGCAGCCGTGTTTGAATTAACACCAGCGATTGCAGCCATAGGACTGTTCGAGTTGTGAACAGCTCGGCCACGGCAAAACTAACTAGGGAGGCGCGCGGACTGCGCGCGACCGACTAACCGGCGAGAGCCTTCGCTTTGAAGGTTTCCCAGTCGTCCATCGACTTGATGCTAGCCATCTCCGAGGCGAGTTGCCCGATTGGATTGGCTGGCGCTTGACTCCTTGCGGAGCCGGGCGCGAGCTGCACCGGGGCGGGCCTGGGCTGCGGGGTTGGCGGGACGGGTGGGGAAACTCTCGGAGGCGCCTGCGGATTGACCGGCGCAATACCCAACTCCGCCGCCGCCATCTGCGAGACGATGAACGGGACGTTGGGATTGCCGCTCGAAAGGAGCGGGTCATTGTTATCCTGCAAACGAGCCATGACTTCGTGCCACTTGCGGGCGAGCGGGGTCGCCTCATCCTTCAAACCAGGATAGAGGGTGCGCGCACGGGTGACCGACTTCGCCATATCCGCCTTGAAAGCTGCTACCGATTCGTTGACGGCTTGATTGGCCGCGTCGAGTTCGTCGCGAGCGTCGCTCAATGCGACCGTTAGCTCTGCCATCTTAACGGTATCGGCTTCGTTGCTAGCCTCTTTGAGATCGACCTTGATCTGGTCAAGCTTGGCGCGAACGGTGGCCGGGTCCGGCAGGACGGTAGCTGACTGAATGTCCGGCGTCCCCTCGGGGATACCGTACTTCGCTTCGACACGGGCAAGGCAGTCCTTTAGCGAGACATCCTTACCGGCATCCGTCAGTTGCTTGCGGAGCGCAATCGCCTCCTTCTCGACATCCGGCAGCGCATCGAGGCGGGGACGATAGCCCTTGCCAGGAACGGCAGGTTCGTCGTCGCCAGGAGTCGCCGCAGGGTCCTCGACAGGAGGAGTAGCGGGCGGTTCAGGCTCATTTGCTGGCGCTGCGGGCTCGCCGGGAGCTGGCTCGACTGGAGCGGGATCTGGCGTCGCGGGTTGCCCCTGCGGGTCGATCTGCCCAGTGAGAAGCGCCTCGCGTGCTGCCGCGTAAGCTTCCCCATCCATCCCGGCAACGTCCACGGCTGGGGCCGTATCCGGTGCGGGGTTAGGTGTGGGTTGAGTAGGTGAACTGCCCGTATCAGGAGCGGGAGCGGGGGACGAAACGTCCGGCGCTGGAGCGGGATCTGGAGCGGGCGACGATGCTGGCGTGGTGTCGGTTTGCACCTGACTATCGGCCATAGAGCTTGGCTGATAAGCGGGCGCGTGGCCCGGCGTCAATCACATAATGCGCATGCCATGCGCATGTTTGCTACCGCTGGAGGATTTGCAGGTTGGCCAGGAGATCCTGGTCCGGCATGGCGAGCAGCTCCAGGATGCAGTGCATGCGGGTCTGGCGCTCGCGATAGTCTTCCAGGGTGAGCTTTTGCCCGAGGATCTGCTCGCGCAGGGGTTCCAGCTTCTCGATGAGGCGGCGGCGATAGTACGCCTCGAATGCTGGAAAACGAACGAGGGCACGAATCAACTCGGCGTCTTCCTGGGCACGCGCACGCAGCACCTCGGCAGGGTCTGGGGGTACAACGTCAGTGCGTACTTCGGGGAGATTCACTACAACGGTATCCTGAAGATGCGCAGCCCGATGATGATGAAGAGAATCGTGTAAGCCCCTCCCGCGATCCTGTAGCCCCAGGTCTGCGGATTTGGTCCGGGTGAATAGTACCCGATGATGGAGAGGATGAGGATGACCCAGTAAAGAATCGGCAGTAGTGTCATATAATAGGCTGCGGTGGCGCAGCGGGTTCAGGTGCGGCAGGGGCGCCGGTATTAGCTGCGGCTTGCGAGCCACCCATGGCGCCTTGCGCGTTCGGGTCGGCAGGGACGCCGCTCATAATCGGGACGGTCTCGATGATGCGGTTGGCGCTGTTGTACCCGAGGGCGGAGATGCCCTCGCGATAGAACTCCTTCACGTTCATCTGGATGATGGGCGGCTGCACGTAGAAGTCCTTCACGAGCTGCGACGCCTGGGCGCTGGTCTGGAGGACCTTCTCGGTATGCTGCCGCGTGAGGTTGATCGTGACGATGAAATCGAGATGCTTCACCTCCTCGGGGGTGAGCGAGTCCAAGCCCGCCGTGTCGCCTTGGAAGAACCGGAAGATCTCCGGCTTGTTCATATTCCGATAGGTGACCAGGACGTTAGCGGCCAGGGTGTCTTCCTGCCCGACCATGAGGCAGTTGAGGTACTGCGAGAACATCTCCCGCCCGCTCGTCGCCACGTCGTTAATACCGGTGGCGGTGTTCGATGAAGGCAAGCCGCTCGCTTCCTGGTCGCCCGCATTGATGACGCCGCTCTTCAACTGCATGAGCTGCATGTAGAAGTTCAGCATCTCCATGAGGTTCTCGCTATCGTCGGGAAGCTCGATGTAGCCCGCGAGGTCCTCGCCTTTGTACCCGTCCAGGAGGGTGTAAGTCTTGCCGAACTCCAGGGTGGTGACGCCGGGCTGGGAGCGGCCTTGCGTAGTGACGTGCGGATTCCACCAGGAGATGCGGCCCGCCTGACTCATGCGGAAATTCCGCCGATTGATAGTGAGGTCGATGAACTCCTGTTCGGGCTCGAAATACTCCATGGCGCCGATGCCGTACCAGCGACCATCGACGGCGCGGGAACGAATCACCTCGAAAGGACGGCGCCCCTTGATGGTGAGATTCGCAGTGTAGTCGTAGTACACCGGGAAGCGGTTCGTCCGGTCGATAACGACCATGATCTCTTCCTGGATACCATCGCCATCCACGTCGAAGCGGAGCCACGCCTCGACCAGCTCAACGTCCGGGGAATTCGGCGGTGCGGTATTGCCTTCCTCGCCATGATCGCCACGGGGCTGACTGGCGCCACTGGTGGGCTCGCTGCCGCCCGCCATATTGCGGACCATGGCGACAGCGCGACGCATGCTCTCCAGGTCCTTCACGCCAGCGGCGGCGAGATCCTCGCGGCGGAACATCTCGACCAGTCGCATGACCGGCAGGGAGTAGAGCTGAATGTTAATGTCCGCCTCGTGAATGGTCGGCGCGGAGAGAGGGCAGAGGAAGTCCTTGAAATAGACGACATCGCACCGGGCGCCTTCCTGCGTGACGACGCGGAAAGGCCACAGCCCTTCGATCCACTCCGCATCCTGCGGCATGAGCGTGGTGTTGTCGCTCTTGAGCAGGAGATTGCCGGTCGGAACTTTCTCCGGCACCGGAGGCGGCATGAGCGCGGGAGCACCAGGGACACCGGGAGCGGGTGGAGCACCAGGAGCGACACCGGTCGGTGGCGTCGCTGCGGCTCCAGGCATGGCGCCTTGCTCTGGGGTGGGCGCTGGCCCAGGCATGGGACCTTGCCCAGGCGGTGGAGGAGGTGTCCCAGGTGGAGGCAATAGTGCCAGCTCCGGGTTCGGGATCATCTCCGGAATCCAGGCGGCATCGTCCAGGATGGGATTGCCTAGTGCATCTGCCACGAGATTGCCGCCGCTATGCAGGGCACTGCCACGGCGCTTGTACCGCTGGGCAGCTACGTCGTAAGTCGTCTTGGTGACGGTCTCCCCACGAACGAAGGCGTACTCGTTCGCGCTCTCCAGGGTGCGCACCAAATGGTTGGCGTGAAACTTCCAGTGCGCGTGCCTATTGATGCGCTCTTCCAGCTCGGTATCGCCGTCGTTATTAACGGGCTTGCAGGAGAACCATGGGTCGGTCTCAAAGAAGAAGTTATTCGCCCGCGCAATCATCTGCATGGTGATGCGTTGCGAGAGCGATGCAGTGAGGTTGCTCTTCTCGAAGATGGTGCCCTTCCGCGCGCGATCCTCGACGTGGTTGTAGTAGCGCAGGGTCCACATCTCGCGCCTGCCCATCCAGGTATTAGGATCTGGCACCGGGACGCTGCCCTGCGGCTGAATGACGCGGCCCAGCTCGTACTCCAGGGTATTGCACCGATCCAGCACGTGCTCGACGAGCAGCTCTTCCTGCTCCCTGGTCAGTTCGAGGGAGGTGGGGAACGGTGTCTGCGGGATGTCCGGCCCCTGCTCTGGCGGTGTATCCGGGAAGGCGATGAGCGCACGATCTACTTGGCTATCGGGAGCGGTGGCAGTCATGCGGCAGAGAGGTGCGGAAGGTTTGCATCCGCTGGTGTGGCGGTGCGGACTCTGACCATGCCCGCCCCATCCTTCCGCCAGACACCGGCGCCATGGGTGAACAGATTCTCAACCGGTGGCGCCTTCTCGGGCGGGGATGATTTCGGCGCGCCCAGGTTCGTCTTCCACATGCTGACGGTTTCCACCGCTAGCTCCAGATCGCGCAGGATGAGCACGGTATTCCCCGCTCCACGCAAGTACGCGATCCGCTTGACCTGCGCCGGTGAGAGTTTGCCAGCCTTGGTCTTGAACTCTATGTGGAGGCAACGGTCGTTGTACTTAAGGGAGAAGTCGGGCTCCCCGAGAGCTATCGTGCTCTCACGGTCGGAACGTGCACGCGAGTATGGAATGCCCTCATCGTCGAGGAACCTTGCAAAGGGGACATGCAGTGTCTCAATCTCGCTCACGGCTTACGGCAGTAACGTGCGCATGACATGCGCATGTAAGCTCCGCGTTTACCTGGGCGCAATGCTAATGTGCCGCTTGCCGTTCCACATGGAACTGGGGCCAGGAGGGGACTAGAGCGGCCAGGAGAGGTCCGGAGTGAACAAACTAGCGACCTGTGGGAAATGGAAACGGCGCGCCCGGTGTAATTCCGAGCGCGCCGTCCCACGGTATGAGCAAGTGTTTAGCGGGTCACTTCTTTGTCAGTTTTCGGATGGTGACACCGATTGCGATGAGGGCAACGACGATGAGCGCGAGAATGTCCAGGTCGCCCTGGTCGATGCTCATCGCGGCGACGATGATGGCGAGGACGACGAAGGCGATCCCCCAAAGGAGGAGGATCGCGCCGATGTTTTTAAGACGTTCGTTCATGATGGTTAGTGGTGGTAGTCGTGGCGGCATGAGGCATCGCAAAAGCGTGCGTGGTGGACGCGGTAGCCGCCCAGGCTGGACCCGCACCAGCGGCATTCGGAGATGACCCGGCGCTCGCGCTCGGCGTCGATCCGCTTGGAGTTTGCCTCGCGGATGATCAACCCGCCGCGTTTGTTAATCCGGTCGTGCACGCCCTCGCGGAACTGGCGCAGGATGTCCGCCGAGGTGCCGGGCCAAAAGCCGCTGAAGGTGCGGCGGAAGCGGGCGGTGAAATCGGCCTTGGCCAAGCGCACGATCTCGACGTAGCGCGAGAGAGGGAGCGAGGCGTCGTAGGCGAGGGCGATGGTGTGTTTGCTCATAGTGTTTTAGATGCGCCCCCCGTTGCGCTCGATCTCTTCCTCGCGGGCGTACCCGGCGAGGCGCTCTTCCAGGCTCTCGTCCTCGGGCGGCACGGGCTCCCAGTAGTCGAGGTCGATATAATCGGCGGCATTGACCTTTGAGGCGAAGGCGTTCGCGATGGCGCGGCTGGGCGCCACGTGCATCAGCCCCTCGGGGTCCTCGCACTTGCCCGAGGCGTAGAACTTCTTGTGAATGTACCGGCGCGGGCGCATCCCGTCCGAGACGAGCACTTCCACACCGGTGTCGAAGCTGAAGGCTTCCCCGTCCTCGGCGGCGAAGCTGTAGAGCGGCCCCTCGACCGCATAGGCGAAGTAGTTGTGTATTTTGCTCATAAAGTGTTAGCTAGCGTTTCTGGCTTCGGACTCGGCCCAGGCGATGACCGACCGGGCTTCCCCGATCAACCAGCCTACCCGCCGCGCGCCTTTCTCGCTCACCCCTGCGTCCCTGATGGCTTCCCAGGCGGCGATGTTTCGGGCCATCGCCTCGGCGACTCTCACCCAGTTTTCCGCGCTGTTCATCTCATTCATACAACCTACCCGGACGGTCGAGAGGGCGATCCGTCCGGGGGTTTGTTGCATTTACTTTGCGCGCTTCCTGGGGAAGAGAAAGCGGTGCACACGATGCCCGTGCTTGTTGATGGCGTGGTAAATCAACTCCCGCTCGCGCTTGGTCAGCTTGACGGGTTCTACCACCCATCCCCATTCGGTGTAATCCATGGAGCCGAGCTGCTCCCCGAAGGAGTGGACCAGCTTGCGCCCCGCTTGGTCGGCGGTGATCCGCTCGCCGTTATTGTCGATGATCATGCGAGGTCCTCCTCGATGCGGGCGCTAAACCATTGCAGCCCCTTGGCGCAGCCGCTCCCGGCGTGCCCGTCGCGCTCCAACTGGCGGCGAGCTGCGGCGATTGCCTGCCGCTTGCTCGCGGCGGTGACGGGCTCGCTCTCGATGCCCGCCTTTTCATCCCAGGCGGGGAACTGGTGGCGCACGGTGACGATGTAGCTGTTCATCGTTAGTGGGCGCCTGCTTTCCGTGCGGGCTTCCGTGCTGCCTTGGCTTTGGCCGCATCCCGAGCGGCCCAGGCTCGCGCCCGTGCCTCGTACGCTGCTATGACTGGCTCGGCGGAGTTCATCGCGCACCCCTTCCCGCCGCTTCCATCACTTCGGCCTTGAACCGCTCCTCACCTACCCGCCGCGCGATGTCCTCCAGGGATTCCCACATGGCTGGCTTGCTATGGCTCTTCGCCACGCCAGCGGGGAGAATGTAATTGGTGAACTTCACCCTGGGCCGATAGTGGCGCCTGGGCGCATCGAAACGGACCGAGATGAACTCGACTTTGGCGATGACCCGAACCTCAACGTCGCGGTCAGGGGCAGGCATCACTTGCCCCCTTTCCCAGCGGCATCCCGCATCCAGCTCGCCATGTCGGCGGCGCTGTACTCGAAGAACGGGTTTTCACCGTGCCCGTACCACTCGATAAAGTAGTCGTCGGCTTTGACCCGGTGCCGGAACAACACATCGACCGCTGCCCTGGGCGCGTAACCGTAGGGCTCGGCTTCCTCGGCGTTTGCTATCGGATCGTTCACCACGACCATGTTGACCCGGTTTTTCATCGCCTCGGCTCGGGCGGCTTCAATCGCATTTTCTTTGTTCATACACCTCACCCGGACGGAGGACGCGAGCCCCCGTCCGGGTGTTTCTGCTAACTATTTCGCGGCGGTCTTGGCCTCGATGAGGAGCCCGCCCGCATTGAAGATCTCGGCGCGCAACTCGGGACTGGTGGCGTGCTCGGCGAAGAGTGTAGCGAAGGCGCTGGCAATCAAGTCCGGCAGGTAGCCGTGTACGTCGCCAAAGTCTTCGTCGGGCCGCTTGTAGAAGCCGCCCAGGTGAGCCTTGCCGGTGATCCTGGTGCCGCGCTCGATGGCGGTCGCGGTGACGGTGACGGTGTAAGGGTCTTCGTCGTCGCCTGGGCGGGCTTCCTCGGCGCCGTCCCAGGTGAAGGTGGGATCGACTTCCCCGGTGATACTGATGGTGATGCTGGGCGCGTGCGCGGCCAGGAGGGTGATGATGTCGGGTTTGGGTTTGTTGCTCATAAAAGTCATCGGGCTGCCTCCCGCAGGTCCCGCAGGTTCAAGGTCCACTCACCGGGAAACTCGGCTCGACCGGTGTTTCGCAGCTCCCTGATCCGCGCCATGGAGACTCCGGAAAAGCGGGCGAAGGCGCGGATGGTGACGCCATGCCTGCGCATCTCGCGCCGGATAAACCGGGCGAACTCGGGGGCGGGAACTCTGATGGTTTTCATGCACCTGATCCGGACGGCGCGAGGGCGCTTTGCGACGGGCTTTTCGTGGACCGTTTTTGATTCCGCGCGCCAGCGGAAGCCAGCGGAAAAGGGGCGTTTTACTCTGATTCCGGGGCTTTTCGTGGTTTTGCCTTCCGCGATGGCGTCCAAAACCAGACGCTTTCCGCAGTGCCCAACAGAGTATTCCGCTGGTTTCCGCTGGTTTCCGTTATGTGCCTCCGGAATGGTGCCGCAAGCGATTCCGCTGGCCTACCCCCTTTAGGGGGGAATAGGCGCCAGCGGAATTTGCCGCTTGCACCGCAGTCGTCGGAAGGGCAGAAGGAGACGCCCAGGCGCGGCCCCGTTGAAGTTTTTCAGCTCACCGAAACGGCGCTGCAAGGTGCCGGATCATTCCGCGCCTGGGCGTTTGAGTTCGGGCTGTAGCGCAGCTTGGTTAGCGCGCCTGCTTCGGGAGCAGGAGGTCGAGGGTTCGAATCCCTCCAGCCCGACCCATGCCAGATTTTACTCTGGTCTTGACTCGCCCAGGCGGTCTGTGCCAGTGGTGGCGGATCGTGAGCGATCAACCGCCAGAGCCTCCGGTGCGCAGGAAGCTGGTCCTGCCTCCACAGCCAAAGACGAACGGCAAGGAGCACGTCGTCGAGGTCAAAATGGGAACTCAAAAGATTGAGGTTCGCGCCAGCGCGCGCGCGACCGGGGAGGGGGCCGCCCTGGAGGTGATGCCGTCGAACCTGGGCAACATGGCTGCGGACATCTGGCGGCAAGGCTTTCTCGCCACGGAAGGGCGCTGGGACGCGACGCAACAGTGCTTCATCGACATTCCCGATACGAAGCTGCGCCTGGAGACGCTGCGGCTCTTCCTCGCCTACGCCCACGGTCTGCCGGTCCAGCGGCAGGTGCGCGTCCAGGGCGGCTTCATCGACCACCACGAGGAGAAGCTTTCGCTGGCGCGATCCGACCACGGTCGCAAGATGCTGCTCGCAATGGGCGTGATCGACGAGAACTGGGTGCGGAAATACCTGCCCTCGGGAGACAATCCGGGAGACAATCCACCCATCGCGGCCTGATTTACTCTGTAGGCGACCCCGAGGACGCTTCGTTACATACGTTGTGAAGGCATTTTGAGCGTGACACATGCGCATGGCATGCGCATTAGTGCGAACGCATGAGCGACGACGCTGCAACAGCTTCGGACCAGGAGGCACCGGCACCGGGGGTATGCCCCGAAACCGGACCCTCGGGCGAAAAGGTGGGACTCCTGTCGGAAAATTCTGCCCTCGTACACAACCCCCCTTTTTCTGCGGAGGTGATGGGGACAATCGGCTCGCCTTTTGAGTCGAAGCTGCCCCGTCCGGTGCCGATGGCGGGTGAGATCCCGCCTGCGCCGCGTCCGGAGGACTTCGCCGATGCGCGTGAGCTGACGAGGTTTCCGCATATTAGCGAACAGGACGTGCACCGGCTGATCGCTAGCTTTGAGATGAACGCTGGAATGCGACCGGCGGCGCTTTACCTGGGCAGTGCGTACTGCCGGATGATTTTCGATCCTGACCGCTTTGTGATGGTGGCGAATCGCGCGGAACGTAGCGCGGCGGACGGCAAGCGGTACTTCTGCGGCATCCTGGTGATCCAGGTCTTCGAGGATAGCGTACACCTGGGCGCGGGGATGAACTTGAGGCGCGTTGCATGATCCCTCCCCGCTGCAAGTGCGGTGCGCGGGTGCAACGCTACCGTGGGCGCGGCGGGTTTAGTGTGATGTGCCAGCCTTGCAACGAGAGGAATGCGACGCGGCAGCGGGAGAGCCGGGCGCGGTTGAAGGCAAGGCGGCTGACTGCAACGGAGGTGATGGAGGCGCACCGATGATCTGCCAGCGGGGTGACTGCCACCGGGCGAGTGCCTGCGGGATTGCGCTGAATATCCCGGCGATGGGGATGCCGATCCCGGAGCATGACCCGATCCGGGTGATTCCGCTGGTGGAGTTCTGCGAGGTGCACTTCACGGAGGAGACGGGTTGCGCGGCGGAGTGGCTGATGCTGCGCCAGTACCAGGAGATCGTCACGATGGCGTGCCAGGGGAAGGTGGAACCGGACTTTGCGCGGGCGTTCATCACGCGGGTGGAGTTTGACAGTGAGGAGTGGATTGCCTTGAAGAAGACCAGCCTGGGCCGTCGGCTTTCTGGTCCGGAGCAAACGGGGGATAACTAGCGATGAAGCGCAGCAAGCTGACACTTTACTCGCGGGCGACTCCGGCGCAGCGGGCGCGGATACGCGCGGCGTGTCTATTGATTAGCTGTCCGGCGTGTGGCGCCCAGGCGGGGGAGAAATGCCACGGCATACCGGGGGCGGGAGATCCAGAGATAGTGTCCTCTGGTCCGCACTGGGAGCGAAGGAGGGACGCCAAAACCAATCCGTGTCGCGGCACACGCTAAAACGCCGCACTTTTTGAATGCCGGAAACTGCCGAATTCGATGCGGGGATTGTGCTGCGGGGGGACCCGCGAGCTTGGTTTGAGACGAAGGCGACGATCCGGCTTGCCTCGGGGCGGATTTCCAAGCCTGGAGCGGCGCGGGCTAATGTTTTGCAGCGGCGGATTTTCGCGCTGGCGAAGGCTCGGCGCGCGGCTGGGCGGCCTTGCTTCGCTATCGGACTGAAACCGCGCAAGCGGGGGTTCTCGACGGCGGTGGCGGCGCTGAACTACCACGAGCTGGCGGGGCACGGGTATGAGTCGGTGATCGTGGGCAATAAGCTGGAGACTAGCGAGACGGTTTTCCGGATGGTGGCGCTGTACGCGGACCGGGACGACTTTGCGCGGACGGGGAGATGGTCCTCGGCGAACCGGACGACGACGGAACGCATCACTTGGCAGCATGGGTCGATGATTTCGCAATCGACGGCGAAATCCGGGGAGTCGATTCGCGGGCAGACGCCGCAGATCATCCACGGTACGGAGGTGGCGCACTGGGAACAGGAGGATGAGGTGTTTCTGGCGCTGATGAATGCGGTGCCTGATGACCCGAATGTTAGTGTCTGGCTGGAATCGACACCGAAGGGGCGCGGCGGGGAGTTTTACAACCGCTGGCAACAGGCGCGCTGGCCCAAGCCGGATGAGTGCCCCGATGATGACGCGGATTACTGGCGGGCCTGGGAGGTGAAGTGCCCCGATCAACCGGATGCGATGTTCGCGGAGTGGGAGTTTGTCCGGGTGTTCGCGGCGTGGTTTGAATTCGATGAGGCGACGATCAAACTCGACGAGGGGCAGAAGAAGCACATCCAGGAGACGCTGGATAGTAAGAGCTGGTACTACGGGGAGAAGGCGCTCATCGAGGTGTACGGACAAATCGACCCGGCGACGGGTAAACAACGCCTGGGCAATCAGGCGGCGGGGACGGATGTGTGGGAGCAACTGGCCTGGAGGCGGATGACGATCCAGAGCAAGTGCGGGATGGACCCTTCGCAGTTTGACCAGGAGTACCCGAGGGACCCGCATAGCTGCTTTCTGGCGAGTGGGCGTCCGGTCTTCGATGCGGATGCTATCGAGCACTATTCGACGCAACTGATGACGCCGGACTACGGGACGCTGGACACGAATCTGCCGGATACGGGGATCGTGCCGCATGAATGGTTCCAGGAGCGGACGACTTGGCGCACGACGGAACGTGATGATGCTATTTTCCTGCGCTGGGAGTCGCCCAGGGTGAACTGCCAGTATTTGATCGTGATCGACACGGCAGAGGGTGAGGACCAAGCGGGCGGGCGCGATCCTGACCGGCATAGTGTGCTGGTGCTGCGGCGCGGGTTTTTCGACACGGAGGGGGTATGGCACAAGACGCGGATGGTGGCGCGGGTGCGTCCGCCGTGTCAGGTGCCGATCCATGTATTAGTGGAGTGGGCGCACCGGCTGCATCTCTACTATTCGGCATTAGTGATCCCGGAGATGAACTCTTCGGGGCTGGCATACATCACGGGGGCGAAGATCCGGGGGACACCGATCTGGAAGCGGACGGAATGGAATCCGCGCGACGGGAAGGAGGTGACGCGCTTTGGCTGGCGGACGACGGATAACCAGGACTATAGCGGGGTGCGGACGCTAATCATCGACCACCTGGGCGGGGTGCTGCGCAAGCGGGAGCTGGATCTGCACTGCGGCAATGCGGTGCACGAGCTGGGGACGTTTGTAAATAACTCGGGCCGGAAGGAGGCGGAGAAGGGGGAGCACGACGACGATGTGCTGGCGCTGGCCATCGGGCTCTACAAGATCGACGCGGCGACGGGCCACTTCGAGCTGCCGATTGAACGGATCATGCCTGCGGATCTGCGCGATTCGCTGGGAAAAACGGCGGGGGCGACAAAAGGACCCGCGCATGACTGGTAAAATTTCCGATTTTAATGGTTGCCAATGGGTGCCATTGGGAGACAACCGAAATCCGTTCGGGGTAAACCCTGAACCCGCCATGAGCTAAAACCATGAGCCCTGAATCCTCCACTAATCCGCCGTTCCAGGCACGTGGGGAGTGGCTTGTGCTCCGAGTGGACGGGCTCCAGATCGCGATGAAGTCGAAGCCGACGATGGCGGAGCTTTTGCGGGTGCTGGGGTGCAGTTGCATCGACACGGTGAACCTGGGGCAGGACGAGCTGGGAGCGGAGCAGGTGATGGTGGTGGACGATACGGGGATGATCGACGGGAAGCCGATCAATCCCGTGGCGACGGTGCTCTACCAAGCCTCGCTGGTGAGACGGCGAGCGATGGTGCCTCCCGGAGAGAAACCGGCGATCCACGGCGACGTGGCGCTGGTCAACGATGAGGATTTCGACTGACGTAAGGCCCATGACCCAGGAAGACATCGCGAAGTTCATCGAGCACGTGAAGCAAACCGCCGAGGGGGACGTGGCGAAGCTGCGCGGTGATAAGGACATCCTGCCGTATGCGATCCTGCTTAACCCGGAGGGGAATGCGATCATCGTCGGGATCGCGACGAAGATGGGCGGGCCGGAGGATAAGGACGCGCTGGCCTGCTTCCTCGCGACGCAGGCGCACAAGCACAAGGCGGTGGCGGGTGCGATCATCTGGACGGTCTGGCTGGCGGTGCAGCGGAAGGACCAGCCCGACTTGGCGCCGAGGAATGACCCGGAGCGCCAGGAGGCGATTTGCATCTGGGAGTTTAACCCGGTACAGCCTGCGGGGCACGTGGCGACCCTCCACCGGGGCGGGCACCGCTGCCGCCTGGACGCTTGGCTAAAGACGGGGGACGAGTCGCCGACGGTGGGGCGCTTTTGGGATGAGATCATGCCGGTGATCCGGATCAACCACGCGATTTTCGTGAACTAATGGACACGCGACCAACTTATGTAGTGTGCATGCCGCGCAAGATGATGGCGACGCCTGCGGCGGGCTCGACGGCGACGGTATGCAACGACTGCGGGATGGGGCTCTGGATCGCGCCGGACGCGGCGAAGATCCACGCCATCCACCTCTGCCCGTGGTGCACGGAGAAGCGGCTGAATGCGAGCGCGGAGGCGGGCGAAGGTCCGCCCGAGTTTCACGAGATGCAGCGGAAGATTGTCCGCGATGTGCTTTCCGAACGAATCCAAGCAACCAACTAACTCCGGAGGACTCCCGCCATTCTGATCTCACCACAACGCTAACTAACTTCTCTAACTGCTATGTCTGACATTCACTATCTTCACCAAGGGTTCGGATGGTACGCTAAAGGTCCGCTCTGCGCCTATGAGCGCGGGACAGGTCCCAAGGAGGGGGAATCTCCCCAGGGGACGCCGGACCCGGCCCAGGTAACGTGCCCGGTGTGCCTGGAGCTGCTCCAGGCGCCCGAGGTGCAGGACCCGACGATCATCGCGCCGGTGGCGGCTTCGCTGGTGGTGCACGCGACGACGGTAAAGAACGAGGTGGACGCGGATGTGTGGGAGGGCTCGGTCCGGGATGCGACGTATCTAACGGCGCAGGCGGTGCGAATCACGCGCAAGCTGGCGGGCCTGCCGCCACCGGTGGACCCAGAGCCGGAGACGGACCCGAATGCCTCGGGGGAGCAACTGCCAGCGAAGGGCGGGCTGCCGGGTATCGGGCTGCCGGGTGCGCCGATCCTCATCCAGCCCAAGCCACCGGGCAAGGAGGCGGGCTACTCGGAGCCGACGAGCCCAGGTGTGGCGGGACCGAAGCACCCGGCACCCAAGGCGGCGAGGGCGGTAAGGGCGCCGGAGAAGAAGGGCGGCGGCGCGCACCCGAAGAAGAAGGGGTTTTTCCGCAGATGAAACTGGTCGATGACATAGTGCGAGAGGCGAACGAGCGGCACAAAGGGAGCGGACTCGACGACCTTTCGCACTATATGGATATGTGCGCGGTGCTGGGGGCGCATGCGCGCACGCTGGAGGAGCACAACCGTCTGCTCCTGACTTACTTCGAGGGGAAGCCGGGGACGAAACGACCGTTTGCGGACGCGCTAGCTAATGAGGTGATCCACGCGCAGGTAAAACGCATCACGGAGCTGGAGGGGAAGGTGATCTCGCTCCAGGCGGACCTGGAGGCGAGCCGACTACGCGAGGCGGAATACCGCCAATATCTGCCTTCGGGCGATGACTAACACTTTATGAAAAAACGCAAAGTCAGACCGCGAAAACTCAAGTCGTGGCAGGCGCCGGTTTCCAATTCCGGGGTGCTGGGGGCACTTGCTTGGAAAAGGGGGATGCCGATCCGCACGACATCGAAACATCACAAACAAAGGACGTGAAGAGTGAAGACTACGATGAACACCGAGGAATTTGCCGAAGGAGTGTCCAAGCTGGACGCGGAAACACTATGACGACGCCAATCGACGACAACGGCCCACCAGATGAGGATGAGATCCAGCCACGACCACGCTTTTCTGATCGACCGCAACCGCTGGAGGGTTCGCTCCTGCCTACCACAGTCCCAGCCAACCCGAACGACCCGCGCCACCACCCGAACGTGCTCAAGGCGGCGGAGGAGATTAAGGCGATCCTGAAAAAGTACGATCTGGCGGCGATGATGGACATCCACGGGCCGCGCAGCTCGACCTTTGTCCGGGTGATCGACCCGAGCTGGAGCTGCGCCTTTTTCGAGGAGATGGGCGACGGCGGCGTGTGTGTCCGCTTCCGCTCGAAGCTCAAGGACTACCCGAGCAAGGAAGCGCAGAAAGCGTGTCAGGCGGAGACGGCGGGGATGCTTATCGGCTTTCACCGGCAGGCGTTGCGCGATGCGGAGGCGATGAAGGTGATCATCCAGATGCTCAACGACCACCTGGAGATTACTAGCTTCGACAGCCCCATCTCGGGCGATAGCGAGGGGAACTTGCAGTCATGAAAAGCTCGGTCACGGTTTCACTGCGCGATTTCGCGTGGCTGCTAGCAGTGATGAAGCACCAGGGAGACAACCCTAAAGACATCAGGGAGGCAGTATTCCAATGGATTTTCGACTCACTGGGAATAGATCCCACGGAGGATGTCCGGGACATAGAAGAGATTTACTTTGGCGGCGGGACCAGCGAGGAGTTCCCCATGGAGGCATGCTTCACGGCGCTAGGGGTCCTAACTGATAAGTTAAACGACGACGACGAGGCAAACTACACCCTTGGCTGTATCCTGGATTGCGCGCGCTCCATTCAAAGGAACCTCAAGTCATGAACGAGGAAACGATGAGCGCGCACGATATGAATGAGGTGATAGGGGCGTGCATGGGCGCGGTGGAGGACACGATGCCGACGCTGATCAACTCGATGAAGAAGCTCAAGGTGGCACCGCTGGACACGCGGCAGTATGAGCTAGTGAAGCTGGCGCTGGTGACTGCGGCAATGGCGGGAATCCGGCACTTCGCAGCGCAACCGCTCTGCTCGGCCAGCTCCAAGGAGCGACTGCTTGAACTGATCCACGCGGAGACACTGCGGGTGGAGACCGCAAAGGGGAAAGGCCAATGCCGGTGAG